CAAAAATAATAACAATAATAATCCAATATATAAACAAAATAAATTAACAATGCCCTGAAAATTAGATTAAATGTGATATTTTGAAACTTCTAAAAACGTACCCTAGACCGTACCCTAATCTGTGTTTAGCCACAGAGGAATCGTAAGCGTTTTTTTAACTGCTTTAGTTTGTGTAAAGTATCTATCCGCATGAGAATAAATGGCCACTATACTTTCTAATTTGGCATTATAAGGTATTTGCGTTACATCGGACGGAGCAGGAACAGGCAATCCTCTTTCCACCATAGAGGCAATGTAACCTCCCAAAGCTTCTTCTGCCTTTTTGATAGCTTCTTTTAAATCTTTACCTTCAGTCATACACCCCTTTAAGTCAGGGAACTGCACAAGGTAACCTGTATCGTCTTTTGTAAAATTTGCGGGATATGCGTATTTCATAAAATGTTACCTCTCTTGCTTGATGGCTGCTTGTTTAAGGATACCTTTTGCTGTACGTAAGGATTATTTTTTCATGTATTATACACCAATAGATATGCGCTGTCAATGATTTTTCAAAAAAAATGACGCAATAGCAAAAAAGCGTGAATATTACTCCACGCTTTTTGCGGCAGTTCATTTTATTAACTAAAGTGTCTTTCACAAAACGAGTACCGTCCATTACTCCTGTAAAGGCACTTGCCGCTATTCTAAAGAGGTTTACAGTGTACCAAAGGCAAAGCTAATGGCAATCATAAAAAATTGCAGTGCATCAAATTCTAGCATTAATCGCCTCCTCTATTCTTGCCTCTTACTTGCCTAGCGTGTACAAGATAAAAAAACATCCTCGTGACAAAAGAAAAGATATAGCGATAAGACGTTACGTCCTCCACATAATGAATATTAAAGCGACTACGTGCGTACGACCGCCGGCATGCCTGTTTGATCTACGGTGGTGCGAAAAACTGTAAGTAGCGGTCTGCCTCTAGCCTGTGGCGTAACAGGCACAAACACTTGCAGTTGCGCAAACCCAAAACCACCTTGGTAAAAGCTTGGTGTTGTTTGCCACCGCCGCCGTGCCGCTTACTTCTAGCTTTAGACTTAGAAAGCGTAAATTTTGTATTCTGCTTTGATTCATTATTTCTCCTTATAACTGATTGATTTTTAGGGTTGTTGCTCTTGTCGAGGGTTAGCTTCTTTTAACTCTTGCATTACATTTTTTGCTCTGTCTAATTTTTCTTTGTCGTTGTCTGTCGAGCTTTTCGCTTAACCATACTGCATAGGCAATAAATACCGCTTGTGCTATTACTAGTGTAAGTGCTACTATTGCTATGATTAGTGCTGCTATTTGCATATTTACCTCCTTTAGCCTCTCGGCTGTTTTTTATTTGACTTTAGGTATTTTTTGGTATACACTCAATAGCATTATGAAAAAACTTTTAGCTATTTTAGTAAGTGTTGTTATGTTGTTTGGTGCTGTTGCCGTTAGTGGGTGTGGCAATGACGACAACAGTCGTTTTGAATTTTGTGAACATGTAAGCGTTAGATTTGTCCTATATGGCGAAACAGAAAACATACTTACGCATGAAAATATTATTGATGTTCGGGCTGGATATGACGAAACTAACAATGATTGGTATGTGATGTTTTATCTTGACGATTTTGGAACTGCGGCATTTGCTAATGCTACTAGAATTGAAAATCATGGGCGACAATTAAGAGTTTTTGTTACTGCAAACAACCAAAAAAATCTTATTTATGCCCCGACTATCCAATCGCATATCGTAAACGGCGAAGCGCAAATTTTTAGAAGAAGCGGCATGGGTGAGCAGTTGATGAAAAGATTCGTTAATCAATTGCGGGGACATTTTTGTGATTTATGTAACCCCTCTTGGCATGAAAACCTAGCTAATTAAAGGTCGGTTGTAGCCACCAACTTTGCAACTTTTGGTTGTTCGGCAAGTTTCCAACATTCCTTGCTATTGTGGCAAATCTTAATCTTACATTGCCGCTATCATCTAAAATTGGCTCGTAAAAACAAATGGACTTTACGCTAGTTAAATCAACACCGTTAGGTGTTTCTATTCTAATTTCAAGCCTATTCATGGTAGTAGGTATTGCCTGCCATTCGGCATTATCAGCAATAATTGAGGCTCGGCTCATTTCCACATTTTCGTCAAATTGTGAGACTTCAGCATTTAGCAAACATAATCTAAGCCTGTTGCTTTTTTCGCCAAACAAATTAGGGAAAGTAATGAAGTTGTTATTTTCGGTCAATAAATTGATTTGATAATTAAAGCCTATCGCCTCCCTATTATCTTTATCTAACCCAAGCGACATATTTGCAGGTGTTAAAATTTGACTTGCGGCGGCAGATGGCACAAAGTCTCTATTTTCTTCTGCAAAGGGCAATCTTTCAATTTGCGTATTCGTCCATGCTGTTGTTCTATTAAAAAGCCTAAATTCTACTAAGTCGGCACGCCCCATAATATCGCAATAGCGCACGGGCTGTTGTGATACATAAGCGTCATTAACGCTGTCATTGCCGTTAGTACCAAATGTTGTTGGGTCTACTGCGTCCCCTGCTTTAAAATTATCCTCCATACCCCAAGTAAACGATATTGCATTTTTTAGAGGGTGCCGCATTAGGGGCGTTATTACGCCCCTGCGGTCGCTACTCGGTCGTGGAACAATTGAATTGCCCGACCCTATCGTTATCTCGCTGCTCGGGAATAGTTCCTGCGGTGGAAGCGTTTGCCCAAAACTTCCAGTGTGTTCTCGCCTTAAATCTGCTCTAAATAGCGTATACGCAAAGTTAGGTATTGCAGCCGTTCCGTCTGAAAAAATAAGATGTCGTATTAAGTTCCGCCATGTGCTTGCACTTAAAAGTTTTGCATTGATAGTTGTTGCTGGTTCCGCACCTGACAACATCAAAAACTCCATCATAAGCACCTCTCGCCTAACTTGCGACCTCTCACTAACCTCGTAAAATCTTGGCTCACTGGGTATGGTTACTATGTTTGCAATTTGATTAAAGTTTTTAGAGTATGTTACCTTTTGGAAAATACCATCTAGGTATAATTCATTTTCTGTTGACATCACATAATAGGGCTCGTTGTCAATCTGTATCAAATCACCACTCTGTTTTTCACTATAGTAATCTGCATATTCTTGGGCTTGACACACGTTGTTTGCAACCCTAATCAGTCGCCCCCACAGATTAGCGGAAAATCTTTCACTATCAACTATTTTTTCTTGCTGACCAAAAAATTGATTGTGACGTGGATAATTTTCTAAATTAGAGTTCTTGGCAAATCCTTGCAAGTCAGGGCGAACCATTGATATCCTGTTGCTTGCCTTTGTTCTGTATCGTATACGAAATCTTAAACTATTGAATTTTAGACTTGCTTGATTTTCGCCAAAAAGCAAAGATACAATATTTTTTAACGCAAACAACCCATCATTATTTACCGTTGGTGGCGTATAATTAAGCCCCTGTATTTTGTTGTCGCCAAGCGAATAGTAAAGGGCAAATGCTTTTGATGGGCGTACTGATTGATTAGGTGTTAATATTTGATATATAGAATTCTCAAATATATGTTGTGTTGCATCTATTGTTTGTAAGCCGTGTGTAATTTCAAAACTCACAATTTCAAATATTGGAAACTTTGTGTGTATTTCTGCGGTATTGTTGCTAACTAAAAATGTACTATCACTTGTTTTAGCTACCACAAACTCGTCAACTATGTTTTGTGGCGAGAATAAGTTTGTGACATAGCTATCATATTGAGTAAAAAATTCCGCTAGTGTTTTACTGTTGAAAATTGATATTTTTGTGCTGATGTCCTCATCAACTATCGTACCGCCCAGTTGCCTAAACCTTAACACGAAACGGTCTGTGCCATCTTGCGCAAACTCTAAATAGGGTATAGCATGTAAATACTGCCCCACTTGTAGCAGAACCTCCCAAAGATTCTTTTGTTCAAAAATAGTTTCAAACATTTGCGTGCCTTTGAGCCTAGCTTCCCATGTATCGTCTATGATTATAGGGTATTGAATTTCCTCAAGCCCAACGGAGCGATTGTCTACAAGTTGCATGTCGGATGTTAGAAGAGTTTTTCTAACCATGTCATAGCAATTATAACGGCGAGGTCGTACAAGAAAATTGGTTCCTACTGCGTCCGTAAACAAATCTCTGCCAATTATAGTTCCGCTAAAGCTAATTGACGAACCCGCAACATTTGTGTATGTGCCTAAATTATTAGTAATAGATGTGGCTCTATATTCGATTGGATTAGTGCGTCTCGTCACATCCACGCCGTACTGATAGAATATAGGAAGCTGTGCCAGTAATGCTTGGCACCTTATTTCGTATGTGTAAAATTCGCCTGCTCGCAGCTGTGATTCCGACAATACTGCCGTTGTAAATGAATGTGTTTTTCCAACGGCGTTAGGGTTTTGGTGCGAAATTCTGGCAGGCTCTGGACTGTCGGCACTCACAGCCCCCACTCCGGTCCGTTGGTTAAATTGCGGGATACCAGAAGGTCCCTGCGACACTAAGCCTATAGGTCGATAAAAATCGAAGCTAGTAAGAATGACAGCCGCCCTTGCCGACATGGGATTCGGTGCGGCACCTACAGTGCCTAAATGGCTGGTTCCCCACACTTGCTGCCCTGTCGTTCTAACGTCTAGATTAGCAGGTAGTTCTGTCGGTCCCATTATTGCCGTCAATATTGTGCTGGTTTCTAAAAGCGTGCTACCCCTAAAATGCCTACGCACAACTGTACCTATTGTTTCACACTCACAAATATCGCCCCATTGTCGCCCTTGCCCAACTGCCCCTTGTGCTGTAAGAGTAGGAAATGTAAACGTAAGAGTTTCTTGCGAACTAGCGTCATGCGAGTAATAAAGTGAACCTATGTTGCCTCTGTCGCTCCAAACATAGCGGTAAGAGTTTCTAAAATAATATCTGCCTAGTGTTATAATTTGCGGACTTTCGTGAATAGGTGCATTATGTCCGTTTTCATTTGCCACGACTCCTCCTGGTATCACATCAAGCGTGTCGCCTGCTGGCACGGTCGTTCTGTAGTTTAAGCTAACGTCTTGCAATTCATAGGTTAAAGCAATGTTATCGCAGTGCATTCCTTGTGCTACTGCGCTTGCTTCTATTAGATGTATCCTATGTGTGCATATGCTAGGTGCGCCTACATGTTCTTCTACCTCGTCCTTTTCTACTATCATATCCCAGTAGTCTTGAAAGTTTTCGCCGTGTTCGTCCAACAAGTAGCGTTCTAGTTTAAACTTAGTTTTAGGCGCAAAGGGTGTTTTGTGTGCGATGGGTACACACTCTAAAACCACTTGCCCTGTGTCTAGGGTTTCGTCTAGTTTGTCCTCAATAAATATTGGGAACGTTAGGTATTGTGTCCAGTCCGTACCTTTTGCACCGTTTGTCCATTCGTGTAAGGTGTATTTATATTTCATTTGACTTGGTATCCTTTTCCTATTGGCATTTTTTATTTTACTCGATTATTCCAAGCGTTTATAGTTTCTTGATATGTTTTTGTGCTTTGAACCATATACGCAGCACATTCTGTGCATTTAACCGAATTTTCGTTATAGTCAAATGGCGCATACTCTTCCTCTGCTTCTCCACCGCAAAAAGGACATTTTTCTAAAAATATTGCTTGCTCTTTCATTTACCTTAATCTCCCATCAGTTGCGCTAAAATTAGCCCTTGCTAAGCCAACCGCTTGGCTGTTGTTTTCTTCAAACATTTGGTGTTGGTAGGCCCTTTGCCTATCCATTTGTCTAAAGAGCATGTTTATGCCTGCGCTGGCTGCACCGATTGCTGCACCTGCTAGTGCGCCTTTTGGTCCAAACATTGCACCTGTAGCGGCTCCTGCTAGTGCGCCTTTGCCTACACTCATAACATCGCCCGCTATTTCCATACGCCGCCCGATTATAGCTTGGTAGTTGCTATCGCCGTGCCGTCTGCCTATGTCGCTTAAATGAAAGTTTAGCCATTGCCGCCCGACTTGCTTGGCTATGCCTATGCCGCCCATTATGCCCATTGCGGCTACTGGGGACATTCCTTTTTTCATGCCGTCTTTTATGGTTTGCCCAGGATTTAGGATACTGTAGGTTAGCGGTTTTTTCTTTTTTTCTGTGCTGCCGCTGCTTCCACCAGCTGTGCCAGTGCCGCCTGTTGCCGCAGAACTCGCTCCATCCACAACCGTAATAGTTATTTTATGCATTGCTGTGTTAGCCTCCTACCTTAGCCCTTTTGTTGTAAGGGATAGCGTGTGCGTTTCGTTTGTTATGTCGGCCTGCACAGCTATCTCATGCCGCTGTATTACCATATCATGGGCAAATGCTATACCCTTGCGGTTAATGGTTATGTTTAACCCCTCGTTAATATCTGCCACGCCTGTTATGCTTAAAGCCTTAGCCGTAAGCCAGTCTATAAACTCCATATCCCAGCCCTCAAAAGCTATTACAGCCGTTGAAATGCGTGAAAGGTTAAGGCTACCGACATTGCTGGGTCTATCCACATAAGGCACTGGTCTTGCCGTATAATCGCTAGAAAAGTCAAACTGTGTAAGCGGTATTGTAGTCGTTTTAATCTCGCCATCGACCGCATAGTTAACTGTTATAGAATAATCGGTGTAGCTGGTAACAGCTGGGTAAAAGATAATGCTGCAGCTTACTTCTACTACTGCCATTTCGCCATAAGCGGCGGCGGCTTGAATATCTGCTACGCTAGGCTCATCAAAAATAATGACGGCCTGTCTTGCTATGTTGCCTATCTGCACCTTAAGGCGCAAGCCATTGGCAGCGATGTTTGCGTTTTCTACAAGTAGCTCTAATAGCTTTATTTTTGGGGTCTGCACCCAATATTCCATGGTTGCGGACAATGCTACCACATCGATGTCGTCTTGGAACTGCCGCTCCGTGCCTGTTACATAGACCGAACAAAAGCTGCGGTTGGTAGACAACATAAGGTTTACATTCTGGCCCTTGCGCTTGAGCTTGTCTATAATTGCGTCCGAGTTTGCTGGGCGATGCTTAAAGGCAAAATATTCTACGTTTAGAATATCGTGTATCGTTTTGCCCTGCCACTCCGCTGTTGCCTCGGGGTCGGCTACAACACTGTTAATGTCGGGGCGGTTAAATAGGTTATTTATAACCTCTAGAACAGCATCAGCCGTTATTTTAAGTTTGTTTATGCTCATAATTACTCCTTGAATCCTACTCTCTTTTTCCAAGCTTCTTGCAGCTTTAGGTAGCTTTGCGAGTATTGGCTTGTTGTTGCTACCCGTCCTTGAAAATCGGGGTTAAAGGCTAGATTGTCTAACACCTGCTTAATAGCTTGCGTTTTTTTGGCTACGGTGTCTAAGCTACCTATTTGCCCTAAAGTGGCATACGGCAAATAGAGATTAGTGTTGTTTCTAAGCCCTTGCACCACGCCGCCCGTATTGTTAAATAGTGCCTCTATGGATGCTTTAAGCCCCTGCACCTGCCTTAACACTTGCGAGTGTATGCCTTGCACCGTAAGCTCGCCTCTACCCTGCTTTGTGCCGCCTAGCACGCCGCTAAGGTGGTCTAACATTCGCTGTTCTACCTCGGCAAAAGAATGCACACGGTGGTTAGGTACTGTGCGAAACTGTGGAAACACTCCAGCTAGGCTTGGGTTCATAAACAAGTCCTGCATTTTAAATAGGTTGTTATGCCTCATAGTAACCTCATTAATGGCAGGTAAATTGTGGCTAGGTTAACTTGGCATTTTTTGCGCGCTATTTGCGGACCGCTTTCCTCGATTATCCACCGCTCGTCACCAATCATTACAACGTCGCCTACAGCTGGCGTGCTCTCCTTGCGCCTGCTTAACCAAGGACCATAGTATTTAATTGTTTGCTGTGAATTGTCGGTAATCATGCCCCTTATGGGCTGTGTTGTGCCACCCTGCATATCGTCTGCTTCTGTCCACCTAAAGCTAAAATGTGTGCGGTAGTAGTTGTTTTGCACAAAAATAACGGTATCGTCTATTCCCACCTCTGCATCGGGGGTAAAAAGCTTAAACAGCTTAGCTGGCGGGTTGACCTCGCTACCACAAATTGGGGGATAAAATTCCATTACATAAACCTCCCATAGTCGATTTGCCGTGAATGCGGTATGTCGCCATTAAACAAAAGCCCTAGTACTTTTAGAATATCTAGAGCCTTTGGGCTTATGTGCCGTAGCTCACGCCGTAGCTGCTTGTGATAGATTGCCGTGTTAGCATCAAAGTCTATGCCTGCAAAATCCCTTACATCAATGGTTTTTAGCTTGTATTGTGCTTGGTGTATTAGACATTTTTCAAACTGCTTTCGGGCGGCAAATCTATTTCTAAACTGCAAAGCCCTACTTTGTGCTACTAGGTATTGGTTGTATTGTAAATTAAAGGGCGCAAGCCTGCCCATTACATCGTATAGGTCTTCGGTGATTTCCTCGATAAACTGCTCGAGAGCCTTGGGGTTGTTGGGCCATATATAGCTTGGGTCTATGCCATACTCCTCTAGCGTTTGCGGCGTTAAAAAATAGCGAGACGTTAAAGCGTCATACACCATGTATTGCGTAGAACAAGGGAATTTTGCCTCGTATCCTAATTGCTTAAAACTGCTAGGGTCGTTATAGATTGGAATGTCTTTTTGTTTCATTATCTTCCTCCTGCTGGATTGCCCATTGAATTAAGCCGTTGCATTGTTTGGGCTTGGCTCGCCGCCTCCGATTCCTTTTGCCACTGAGCTGTGGTAAAGTTAGGGTCTTTGGCTTTTTGCGCCTTAAAGCCGGGTAATTCCGTCCTAGTTGTAGGCCCTAGTGTTTTCATTTGCATGCCTTGGCTTGCTAGGTTGGCGGCTGTGTCTTGCGCTGGGCCACCTAGCGCATTGCGGGTATTAACCACACGCCCTAGCGTCTTGTAGGTTTTGCCGCTTTTGGCGTGCGTTACCATTGGGGTTACAATGTCCCCTGCTCTTACGCCCTCGCCTGCTAGGTAGTTATAAACCTTGCCTTCGCCTGTATGTCCGTATAGAATGCCGACTTGGCGCTGGTTGTTGCTTCCAATTCTACTTGTTGGTCGCTCGGTAGGCTTGCCTACAACCTCACCGAAAGCGTTTAATCTTGCAAATTTAGCCATTCGTCGGCCTCCTAAATTTTTAGTGGCTACCGCCCGATTTGAACGGACTGGTTGCCATAATTGAGAGAGCGGTTGCCCGCTCTTTCAAAAGCTAGCTACTCGGGTGTTTCCCAAGTACCGTTAGAGCCTGCCGTATTGGCGACATCCTCTATTTTGCTATCGTCCTTTTTATCGGCGATATCCTCTTTTTTGCCTTTGCCCTTTTTATCGGGTTTGTCTTTGATAGGCGTGTAGCCTACTGCAACGCCGCCACGGATTAGCTCGTGTCCTCTGTCGACGGGCACATCCCTAAGGTCGCCGATTTCGTAAACCTTACCGTTGTCCCTGTCTTGATACTTGTTAATAGTTTCTACTAGCATAAATATTACGCCTCCTTTAATTAAACCACGGGCACGCCGTTAGCAGTCATTGACTGCGTACCAGCCGCCGTAGTTGTAAGAACAGATAGTTGGTTAACCGCAGGGTCTCTATCAAAGTCCATATTAGGCAACACAAGCCTACCGGCTATGCCTGCTCTAATAGACGTAACGCTTGCCAATGCGGTTGTTGCATCTTTAAAGCCTGCGCCACTAAATACTGCTTTTAGGCTGTTGCCACTTAAGCAACGCACGCCCATATTAACTTTAGGCTGTATAATAACACCTTGAACATCGGGGTCGTCCACGGTCTTAAAGCTGGTGGGCCTTAAACCACGAATGGTTGCGTTTGACGGACAGATAAGGCAAGACAGCTGACTTAAATACTGAATGGTTAGTGCGTCATTAGCATTAGCCGGGTTAAGACCCATGTAATACCAAGTTGCGTCCTTAATTTGCTGTAGCACCGAGTAAATTGGGATACCATCAGCCCAGCCTACATAGCCGCTCTCAAAATCTGCAACAGTCTTTTTCTCGTTGGTGAAAGCATTCATACCGCCGCCAGCGACCATTTTAGCTGCTATGTCTGCTGCGTGATTTGTTGCCGGTAGACTTAAATACACCAGATATGTGGTATCCCAAATAAATGCTTGGCGTGCATCTGCTGGAAAAAAGCCCGCAAACAACTTGCTATCGCCATTGCTTACTTTGGCATTGGCTAGCTTGTAAGAAAGCAATGCGCCTGATTTGTCGGCGGCATCGTAGGCGAACAGCTCTATTGCTTTTGTTACCTCTTCCGCAGTTGGTGTTGCGCTGAAGCTATCCATAAAAAATTGGTAAATCTGCGTTGCAAAAGTGTAGCCGTTGACGTTGATTGCGATGTCTTGCTCGATTTGCTCACGGCAAATTTGCTCGAATCCCTCGTCTAGGCTGGTTGCTGCTACGCCCTCTACCTCATCCTCAGATATGGCGATATTTTCGTCATACCTTTTTAGGATGTCGATAGTAAAACGCTTGCTTAATACATGGCGGCGTTGCCCATTTGAGGCATCGGGCAGATTTCTTGTGTTTGCCCACAAGCCATTGGTTTCTGCACCACGCATTCTAAAGCGTCCGTTTAGAGGGATAGGCACATAAATGTCCACCATTGCTGCTTTTGTTTGCTCGGGGCGAACAAACCTATCCGTAATACCAAAGCCATCCTTGTGTACGATGTCTTGGTATAAATTTTTGTAAACCGTGCGGCTTACAAGCCTTGCCACTTGTTGGTGGCTTAAATTAAAAAGTCCCATAATTGTTTTAGTCTCCTATGATTTTTATTTCCGCATACGAGGTATGTCGGAAGTGTCGTTGTAAAGCGGGTTGCTTGGCACAAAGCCACCCGGCTTACTTGCTAAACCAAAAGCACCTTCCATTTTTGCTTTTAGCTGTTTGTTTTCTGCCTCTAGGGCAAGTGTTTTGGCGTTTAGTCCGTCCACTATGCTTTGATAGTCGATAGGCAAATCGCCGCCCTGCTCGTCTTGCATGATTGAGGCTGTTGCTTGAGCTGGAGGTTCTGCTAGCTCCTCGGGCATACTCTCTAAGTCGGGTGCGGTTTCACCCCGTGTCATAGCTGGGATTGGGTCACCGACTGCAACAGGTACGTCCTCGTCAGTTTGCGTTCGAGGCTGAATTCCACCCTCTGCGCTTTCCTCTGCCACCGCATCTACCGTCTCGTCTGCTTCCGTGTTTGCCTCTACAGCGTCTATCTGTTCTTGGCTGTCCGCTGCTGTTTCGATAGAATCAGGCGGTTCGTCTACCGCTGCTTCCGCTTTGTCCTCTTCTACCTCGGCGGCCACTTCCATTCCCGCCCCGTCAGATTGTGTGTCCGTAGCCTCTGCTGCAGGCGTTAGTGCCGCTTGAGCTTCTGCTTTTTCTGCCTCTGGTAAGCCATTAATGGCTTCTAAAATATCTTTTAGGTTCATGTTGGTAAATCTCCTTGATTTATATTTCTACTCGCTTCGGCTTCTACCACCTCAACAACACCCTCGGGAGGCATTGGCGACTGGGGAAACGGTTGCGCTTGTATTTGTAGTTGTTGTTGCGCCTGCTGTGCTTCAATGTAGCCTGCAAGCTCGTTAACCTCTTTTACAGAGCAAGTGCCAAGAATTTTCTCGGCTAGCATTTTTGCTGTAACCTGCCCTTTGTCGTATAACTCGCTATACTGCGTTATAATATCCGCCCGTAGTGCTTGGCTCTCGGGCATTATGTTAAGCTCTGCCACAGATAGTCCATAGTAGTGAAAATACAAATCCGCAAGCTCTTGTAAGGGCTCACGGATTATGTCGATTTTCTCGTTTATAAAACTGTCCGTCTTGGTTCGCTCATAAGCTATCTCGGTTGCTGTTTTTTGACTTGTTCCATCACTAAGCCACGCCGCTATAGTAGAACTAGAAAGGTTAAGGGCAAAAGCCGTATCGTTTAAGATGGTCTGCTTTTGTGCACGTATTTCCTCGGCTCTTAGCGGCGGCTGTATTGCTAGCGGCCTACCGTCTTTTGCATCCCCTAGCACATTATCATAAAACGTAAACACCATGGGGTCTAGTGCTTTATTTCGTGCATCGGGGTCATTAGGATTTGTTTGCCCCTCGTCCACCATTACTCTAAAGCGTGCGCCGTAAACCTCCAGCCTTTCAAAAAATTTAAGCTGGTCGTATGCGTAGTTCTCATTCATTAAGAAATCGGCTATCGGTTGTCCAAAAGGTAATTTTGGAAACGCCGGTATATCTTTTGTGAATTTTAAGAGCCTAACTCCTAAATCATCGTCAAAGGGCAACAGCTTGCAACGCTGATATATTGTGTTGCGCTCAGCATCGCCTCGGGCTTTACTCCACCGCTCTTGTAGGCTTGATGCGTCCCCCGTGTCTAGCAGAATATCACCGTAGTCCCGCTCTATCATTTTGCGGATGTCGTAGGGTATATCTTTCCACACTATGGCATCCGTTGGGGTTGGCGTAGTTTCATTTACAATGTTGCTAGAGGTTTTGTAAAAAGTGTAATGCACCATAGGGTAGCGTTTGACTTCGCCACCTACATTGGCATACTTAAAAAATCGCTCCTCACAAAGGTAAAACTCGTGTACGGCATCTATGGTGTCGTGGTATGTGGCAATAAAACACTTGACCCGCTCTATGTCACCGTAGGCGTCGGTCTCTATAAAAAACCTATCCATTGGCACAGTTTCAAAGCGTAGTGTGTTTTCACCGTCCCTGTTAATCTTAATAAGCCCAGTGCCGCCTGCTATTGCAAACCCATAAGCCTCCTTTATGCTTTTGGCAAAATTAGACTTTTTGAATTTCTTTGAGGACATAAACTCGCTTGTTTCGTGGTTTTGCGTGTTAAAGACTATCGGCTTACTAAACAAAGTATTCATTAGGCCGTTGCTTATCCGCTGCAAAAATAGGGTCGGTAGTACTCCGTAATCTACATTGTGGAAGCCTTGTATCCAGCCTTTATGCATAAGGATACGGGGGCGAATATAGCTTGCGTAAAACTGAAAATACCTTTTTGAGGCAAGCATATAAGTATTGTCGTATTGTGCAAGATTAAAGCTCTCTACTGTAAGTTCATTGCCCGGAAAGAACGGCAACAAGTCAGAGTCTCTCATATTTTCCATTGTGCCTCCTTATGCACGAACAATAAGTTCGTCTAGGTAGATTAAGAATTGGGGGTTACGTTTAATGTCCTCAATACTTTCCACTTCAATGTTAAACTCGGGGTGCTTTTCGTATATCCTATCTAGTCGCTCCGCAATATAAATGCTTTCCGCATACTTTTCTAAGACGTCGCCTATTTTGATATTTACAGCCTCGGTTATGTTGCGAATGCGTCGCTTGGTAAAATTAACGCTTTCGTCCGTGCGGACAATCTCGGGCGCAGGCCAATCAAACTCTATCGACAAGCCTGGGTAAGATTGCTCTACCCATTCCTTAATCTCGACGACTGCTTTGTCGTATTCGGCGTTTGTGTTAATGAATTCTTTAAGTTTCATGTAAAATCTCCTTTTATTCTATTGACTTTTGATTCTAAATTGCGTATACTATGAATATAAACGCTTCGGTTTTCCCTCGTGGAGGTAGTAGCAAGTTTGCTTGTAAAGTCCGAGGCGTTTTTCTTTTATTCGTCATTAAACGGCTTGTCTCTATAAGGCTTCATTAACTGGTCATCCTCTTGTGAGAGCGACCAGTTTTTTCTTGCCTTTCCAAAGTCTGTTTTCTTTCTAGTTTCGGACTGCGGCACAAAGTGTTGTTCTTTTTTGTCTTTAGGATTAGGCGGCTTGTGCATTTTTATATTTGGCATTGCCCTACCTTTGATTTGCGGAGAATGTGTCAGTTGTAATGACTTAAACTCCTCTCCGCCTTGAGCGTAAATATGGTGTGGGTGTCTCATTTTAGCGTTTGGATGACTTTCATCGTATCTAAACTCATCTGCCACAACAAAGCCATCGGTATCAGTTTTTAGAGCTGTGCGCACACCGCCTAAATCGTCAAACGACTTTTGCATTGAGTCGCCGCTGTCCTTCTCGGCAAACCGCCCACTCTCGTCTCTTTTGTGTTTGCTTTCGTCAAATTTCGCCACTGTTATTGTCGCTCCTTAATTTCTCTATAAATGTGTCCGCAGAGTAATCATTCTCATATCGGGCGAGCCTTTGAGGGAATGTTAGGTTATACGGATTGCGCAACACGGTCATTGCACCATACTGCAAGGCATCGGTTGTGTCGTTCTCGATGGTCGGGTCTAGCTTTTTGTTTTCCATGTAGCGCAAATTTTTAATCTGCTCTACCAGCACCTTGTTAGAGTAGCCGGGTGAAAAGCGGTCAACGTTAACCACCGTTAGCACACCATTGTTAAAAGCGGCGTTTATGTCGTCTAGCTGTCCCTCTTTGTCTAGCTTTTTTGTGTAAGCAAACATCCGCACATTGCGCCACCTTTTAAAGTTGCGGTCTGTTTTCATTTGCACCAGCATTTGCCGATACATTCCGCTACTGCTGTCAAATGCCATTATTATAGGGAGCTGGCTGTCTGGGTTAAAGTGCTTTTTGATATAATCTAGATATCTAATTACTATCGCACACCGTTCCGTTAAAGCGGGTTTAACGGGTATCTCTTTACAAGAAAGGTACAAGCCCTCTTGCGCTCTAAGTCTGCCATCATTGTGGACTGTGAGGCAACAGCCAGCTAAAGCGTCTCGGCTTTCGGCATCGTCTATGCCTAAAACAATTGAGCGTATAAGTGCCGCCGCCCCAAGATTACGGTCTGTCCGCATAAACCACTCACGGGGGATATAGTGCTTGCGCTCAATAAATGAGTGCAGTGCGTTTTCCCACCCTGCTGTGTCTAGGTCGCCTAGGTATATTTGCTTGTAGCTGATTGGGTCGTGCTTTTCTAGCTGCGCTATCTCGTCTTTTAGGGCTTTGGGTATCCACTCAATTATGCAATGGTAAGTTGGCTTAAGCGTTACCCAACCAGGGTCTTTGGTTTTGCTTTTATAAAAAGCGTCAAACCACATAGCCCTGCGGTCGGGGTTACCTGCTAGTACTACCTTGCTATGTCCTGCTTTCATTTGCCGCAGGAACGTGGATAAGCAATTTAAGAGAATTGCTAGGTTATGGAGCTTTTGCACTTCGTCCATAATAAAAAGGCTAATCGGTCGGATTAGCTTTTTGGACTTAGTCGTGTTTACATTGTGAAGCTCGTTTGTCTGCACCGCATAAGTGCGTACTTGGTTTTTATGCCCTTTTCTATAAATGCACTTGGGCGAGAATACCCATTCGTTATTGTTGTTTAGATTCTCATTTTCAATATAAGACCTAAACTCACTAAGTACGCCCTCCCCTGCGTTTGTTAAACTGTCTACGCCTACGGCAACATCGTATTTTTCAAAGTGCATATAGTAGAGATATATAAGCCTACCAAGCCCCGAGGACTTCCAAGAGGTTCGTGGGCTATACCATAGATTCTTGCGGCACGCCTCTATGTGAATGTCGTTAAAGCACGGCTCATAAATTTTTGGCACTTCGAGATTGATTTGCATAGGCTTAATCGTCCCCTGTATCTATTGGAACGGAATAATCACCCGATATTATTGGGTCACGCTCCTTTCCTTTTTTGGGTTGAGACTTATCCACAAAGGATATTTGTATCCCTTTAACCTCGCTATCTGCTGTACTTAGTGCCAGGTTGTCCGCTGGCATCTCGCCTTTAAGTTTAAGCCAAAGGGCTAAGGCTGTCGTGTTACCTTTCTTAGCCTGCACATTAAGTGCATGCATTTTGGCGGTATCGTTGTAATGCTCGCACTCAGGTATTTTAGCGGATAACAGAATTGCTTTCTCATCATCCGTAACAGGCAGGTCATCTATGAGTTCTACTAGCTCTTTATATAGCCTTTTTTGCCGCCGGGCTTGGCCAGACTTAATTCCACCGTTCTTGCCTTTTTCACTTGCTTCCCGCACGCTTCGTATCGGTTTTAGCTTGTCGGGATTGCCTCTTGGTTTTTTAGGTTTTCGCTCATGGGCTGTTGCCTCCTTTGTTTGATTGGTGTATAATTGTGCCTATGGAAAATTTACATTGGATAAAAGTTGGCAAATGCCGCATTG